AAGGGAAAGCACGTCCATCACAGAATACCGGTATCAGAGAGGGGCACCAACGACCCTACCAATCTCTATGTCTGTGGCCCTTGGTTCCACAGCAACGTATGGCATAGCTGTCAGTACTTCATTGAAAAGGCTTCTGAAGCCGGGCAAAGAGGTGCCCGCAAAGGTCACGAGAAGAAAAACAAAGAAGGTAAGAGCGAACATGCTGTAAAAATGGGACAGAAAGGCGGGGCACTGGGGGATCGGACGAAGAAGAGCGAAGGAGCAAAGAGGGGATACGCAGATAAAAATGAAGAAGGGAAGAGTACCCGCGCTGTAATCAACGCGAAAAAAGGCCATAGTAGTAAAAACTCTGACGGTAAAAGTATCAGAGCTCTCAACATGGTGGCGGTTACTAATAAACAGAAGTGGAAATGCCTGGTTACGGGGAAAGTGTCTACATCTGGCCCTCTTACTCTGTGGCAAAAGAAGAGAGGGATAGATCCGACTCTCCGAGTTAGAATAGGGTAAAACCACTCGTGGACTACTAATATTAGCTGTGGATCTTCTCTCTCTCGTTAGCATGGCTACCAAGCGTAGGGGAGATTACTTCGAACAGGCCAAAACTCTAGCGAGAAAATACAAATCGCAGTCTCGTCTGGAGAAACAGATGGAGACAGTGTCACTGGGCTTGGTAAAAGGACTCCGAGATAAACTGATAAGGTGGGAGGAATACGAGCGCTCGATGCTCGATAATACCCTCACCTCGGCTCTGGCCGCTGTGATTCTTGGGGCGAAAAATGACAAACCTACCGAGAAGATGGAAAAAGCATGGCCTGTCATTGTTGGCGACATGCTTCCACCTCTTACAAAGTTTTTGGCAGAGACCAAAGAATATATCGACAACGGAGTGCTTCTCTTAGGAGACCAGACTGTAGACTTCGCTGACTACGACCTTGCAAACGCTTTAGCTTTAGCGGACAACCCGCTCTTGGACATAGATCCGGAAGAGCAAGGGGAAATCGAAGCGTCTCAAGGTAGAGCCCGTGGGCAGTCTTGGCCTTCTTTGCTGACACGAGTAGTTAACTACCTCTCTCGCCCCACTTTCTCTTTCTTTAGCCTAGGCGAATATATGGTTGCCCGGGACCAAGGATACAAAGAAATGAGAAGGGTCGCTAAAAATGACAAGAGAACTTGTAAAGATTGTCGTCGATACGATGCCGAAGGGTGGGTCCCTTTCGGTGAATCCCCTATGCCCGGCAAAGGTTGTCAATGTTACGCGAACTGTCGCTGTTTCGTTGAGTACCGTTGAGGGTAAAAAACTTTAACTCCTCTTTTCATTTAGGATAAAATTATGGCTACTAATGCAGGACCAGTGTACGGAAAGCAATACATCCGTTACGCTGAAACTTTTGAAGCCGGTGTTGGCAATACCAACACCTGGGAAATGGGTGAATTCCGCCTCCTTACTCTGTCCGCTGCCGACGGCACAGTTGGCTCCCCAATCGATACGGGTTCCACAATATACGTCGGTGTGAACCAGTCTTACATGCCTTCCGCCATCGCTTCCCCTCAGACTGCTCGTCAGGTGACCGTTGCTCGCTCCGGTCTGCTGCTGGTTGAGGTTGCTCCTGGTGCTGCTTCTATTCCTCCTATCGGCGGTCAGCTCGCAGTAAACGACCTCGGTCAAGCCGATGGTGGTGGTACTGCCGTGACCATGAACGGTTCTGAGCCCCAGGTCCGCGAGATCATTGATATCGCTGGCCGTAAGATGGTTCTGGTTTCCTTCCTCTGATAGTTAAGTGGCTGGGCTTCCTTATGTGGTATAAGCCCCAGCCCTGTGTGCACACATTTGAAGACAACTCTGGTTACTTGGAGATTTAAATCTCATGATGAATCTGTCCGCAACCTATGCGGGCGTAGATCCTATTCTGACTACGCTTGCACAAGGTTTTATGCTTCCGGCGACTAACATCGCCAACTTTATTGCTCCCGTCGTTGACACCCCGACCCGTGCTGGTCGGATTCTGCGTTTCGGCAAAGAGCAGTTCGCCATCAACGACTTCCGTCGTGCTTATGGCACCAACATTCCTTACGTTCAAAGCCGTTACGACTCCGAGCCTTATGCTCTGGAGCAAGAAGTCGTGGCTTGGGAACTGCCCGAGGAAGTCATCGAGAACGCTGGCGAAGGTCCTGCTCAGGTTGACCTGCGTGCGATTGAAACTCGCAACGCAATGTCTCGCCTGATGAACGCCTATGAGTACGCTGTTTCTCAGGCTGTCACCGTAACCGCTACCTACAACCCTTACGAGGCCAACTCTGGCGCTGGTAATCAGGACGGTCTCGGTTTTACCGACTGGTCTAATTTCGAAGCCGCTTACGCCGGTGCTACCGGTCCTGCCGGTTGGGCCACCAGCACTGCTGACCCCATCAAAGACATCCTGACCCTGAAGCGTGCCGTTGCCGATCAAATCGGTATCCGCCCTAACTCCATGGTCATGGGTACCGCTGTGTTCGACACCTTGCTGTCTAGCCAAGCGATCCTTGAGCGTATCAAGTACACCACCGCCGACAGCATCGACACCGACATGCTGGCTCGCTACTTCGGTCTCGAGCGTGGCCTGCGTGTTGCTGAAGGTCGTTATCTGGACTCCAACGGCACCTTGCAGCCTACCTTCCCCGCTAACGGACTCCTGCTGTTCTACAGCCCCAACGGTCCTAGCGACAGCGTAATGCCTGCTGGCGGCGCTAATGCTGCTACTCCTGCTTTCGCTTACACTTATCAGTTGACCGGCACTCCTGCCGTTCGTCCTGAGTACTATATCCGTGAGCGTCGCGTGGTCCGCGCTGAGATTACCGTTGAGCGTGTGGTCAACCTTGTTGGTCTCGGTGCTTCGGGTCTTATCGGTTCTGGTGCAATGGTTTCAGACATCCTCAGCAATCCTTGATAGGGTTGTTAGTACTTAGGAGGTCTTATCATGGCAATTCTTCGCCCGATTACAAAAGCTCAGTATGAAGTAAGTTTCACCGCTCTTGGCGGTCCTACGTTTACTTCGGTATTTACAACTTTCAGTGGAATCAACGATTCCTCCGACAGCAGCACCTACGCTAACGGCACAGGCAATCGTCTGTACCACATTGTTGGTCCTCGGACTGCCGACAATGTAACCCTCGGTGCTCCTTACGACCCGGCGGTTTTCAAGGCTCTCGAGCAATTCTGGATCGACTACAATTGCGAACCTATCACCATTACCGTCACTCCTCGTGATTGCATTGGTTCAGGTTCTGCTGTCACAGGTGGTCAATACACCTGTTACGAATGTCAGTTTGTAAGCATCACAACCGCTGACGTTGACCGCGAAAGCGGCGACGTTCAGACCATCGAAGTTGAATACACCGTCAACTATTTTGATCGGACTTGATCTAAACTGAACTTGATTACGACCCTCGCTTCGGCGGGGGTCTTTTTGTAAGCGGGGGTAAAACCAAATAACGAAATGGCGGCCCGTCACTGTATGAGTAAGACCACCTTTAGTTCAGGCGTAATTGTCACTTCTGAGTTCCTGAACGGATTCCAACAAATTTATTTTGACGGTCAAGACCTAGACCATCACTACCCTCCGCTGGGTTTAAACTCGTTGGTGCGTACGGGTCCCAACGGTTTGGATTATGCGTATGTTTCTTTAACCGGAAACCAACCCGAACTTGACGGCAACGGAAAACTGCTGGCAGGTATCCCCATCTCGGGATTCAAAACTGTTACTGGTGTTTGGAACTTCGGGTACGACCCCCTTCAAGCAGGGAACCCTGCCAATAATCGCAGAGATGCTCCAAAGAGTTTCACGACAAATGATAAGTTTTCGCATGGAAACGGTTCTACTTCACCTACTGTCAGTCAAAAGTTCGCTGCTCTTGCGTCAGAGGATATTGTAACAAAAGAGGTTGTTGATCAGTGGGTGAATTTCTTATTCGATACCCTCAGTATTGACAACGGTATATATTACTCTGCTACAGAACCAACTTGTGATAACTACGGGGTTGGCGGAACCTCTGAAGTAATCTGCCCTGCCTAAGGAGGTGACCGGTGCCACGTTATTCCCCCCTGCCATCAGTTTCGATTGACCCTCGAAACGAGGCACAGATTGTTCAAGATGCCGCTCAAAGAGTGTATGAGGCATCGGGTCAAACCCTAAATGATTTCTCTTCTGGGAACCCTCTTGCCGCATTGCTCGAAGGGCAAGCTTTTTCACAAGGCGAGTTTCTGTTTTGGGCTAACCAGCTCCCTCAATCCATACTCCTGGAGTGGATCGGACCGTTTCTAGGGGCAATGCGCCGCCTCGGTACTCCAGCAGTCGCTCGTTTGCTAGTTTCGGTAACTCCCACAAACACTGTCACAACAATTCCGGCAGGTACAGCATTCACCACAGATTCGGATTTGACGGGTGGAGAAGTTTTTACTTTTGTTTCTCCGACAGAAACGGTGATCCCACCAGGGGAGTCAAGCGTCTTTATTTCGGTGTCTTCCCAGTATGTTGGTGCGGTATATAATGCTCCATCCAACTCCATTACTGGTCTTCCTGCGATTAATCTTAATGGTGTAACAGTAACAAACCCCCAACCTGCTTCTGGGGGGAGCGATGTAGAGACCTACCAGGAAGTTCAAGAAAGGTTTTTTACTCTGATTCGTCGGCGTAACCCAGTTAGCGCAGAGGATTGGCAGGACTTTTTCACAGATTTTTACGGTACTGGGACGCAAACCTCGGTTCAACCCAACCGCCCGAACAGAGGCACTTACAACTATTTGACCGACTATTTGAAACCCAACGGTCAAGTTTCTTTCTTTGCTCTTGGACCAAACGGTGTTGAGTTAAACGAAGAACAACTTTTGCGTGGGCAAAAAGTTATAAACTATTCTGTGCCTGTTGAAAACCAAGGTCACCTTTACCCAATCACTTTAAGCCAAGCTCAATACGATATTAAACTTGAAGTGGACACTGGTGGTGTGTTCGCAGATGATTTAAAAAACACTTCATTAAACTTTCGCGACCGGTTGTTTGAGATTTTGCAACCAGGCAATGTGTTTCCATCGACGTCTAACCCTACGGTAAGCGACGTTGATGCTGCTTTCTACTCCACTTTCGACGCAAACACACGGTTTGTGGATCCGCACATTGAGTTGAGTGCTGCCTACAACACTCCCCCTCTGCTGGAACCGGGTGCTGCAACATACACAAATGTTTTAGGTTTTTCTTCGCAAGGTTCTCTCTTGAGTGAGGGAGATCTGGTTCAGACGACCCTTCCGATCGAAGTTTTCTATCCAGTTGTTTCTAACTTCACACCTTACTCTTCAGATAAGAAAGACCAAACCATTTACGGGAATCTGGAACTCCAGCAGATTGCATCACTTGTTTCCGGGAACTACTCTAAAGGCCAAGTTTGTTACTGGGACCTGGCCGATGGTGGCGACGGTGAGCTTCACATCGTTCTGGAAAACTTGACTATCGGTACTCAGGACGATGTCCCCGTGGCAATCTCCAGAGGAAAAATCACGGGCGCTACGGTATACTCTCCGTGGGTTGTAGGTAATGATTACATTGCCACCGTAGGCACATCCTACAGTCCCGAGATCATAGAATACGACTACGTTACTGGGGATGGTCAGTTCATACCTGACCCTAGCTCAAGCGTACCCTTGGGCAAGCGCCCAGGGGCATTTGCTTGGATCGTTGCCAAAAACTTCACATTGCAACCCTCCACGAACGACATCACAGGTGCTCAAGCCGCTACTTTGCTCGGTTCGCCAGTTACACCCCAGGTTCTCGTTCCTGGGCAATCTTACATCGCAGATAGCTGGGTACAAACCCGTCAAATAGGCTCCGGGCCAAACCCCCAAGTGGATCCTTACTATGACTATATAGATACTCGTCAAGGGGTTGTCACAAAATACGCAAAAGTAGTCAACACTTTCACTTATGTGCCAGATGGGCAAACAGTTAGCACTTATTTTGACGACCTGGTTGAACAAGGAACAATAAAAGAAATCATCGTTCAAAATAGTGATGACGGCTTACCCGTGGCTCGCTATAAACCCCGGTTCCCGGTGTTGACCTACCTCGAATACCGAGAAAACGCAATCAGCGAACCTGAGTATTACATTGCTGCCAAGGACTTCACGCCTACCAGCACAAAAGCCCGAGACCTGGTTGATCAAAGGCTGATCTATAAACTTTACATCAACCCCGCCCAAAACACCGAGTTTTATGCCGGACTTAGTTCGGGTGCGATCAAAGAATCGACCCGGATGTTCCGCTTCTTCAAAGGGGATCGCACTTTCTTCCGCCAAGGTACGAAAGTTATTTCATACACTGCCACAACAAACGTTCATCCGTTGTTTAAGTTTTACATTTACAAAGAAAACGGGGTGTTTGTAGAAACTGAAACTTATGTGACTGAGCAGTTTGAGTCTGCGAACTACATACCGTTTTTCAATCCAGAGTATACCAAGTATGCTGAGGATACCATTGTAGACGAAGATGGAAAAAATTTATATCGAGTGATGCAGTCTTTCACTCCCGAGGAAACGGTAGTGAACTGGACTAACTCAACAGTGACAAATACAGCACGTATTGAAGAGTTCGAGGGCAATCTTCTTCGGTATGTGGACAAATACACCTGCGAAGAAGACATTCTGTCTCAACTTGGTCGGGATATCTCTGCAATTAAATTAGGCATTGCTAGTATCACTCTTATACCAAAAGGCGGTCAAGGTTTCTCAAACTCAAAAGAAGAAGTGAGATTTGTCTGGGAAAACACTGATACTTTGAATGAGGTTCCTCAACTTTCGTGGTATTCGGGGACAACGTACCCCTATGCACCACCAGTGTATAATGACGGGACACTGAAGCTATGAGCCAGATTCTCACTCCCGTAAACGGAGGGGTCATCCCCCAAATCCAAACATCCACCGGTAATACGGATATCAAAGCCCTGTCCTCTCAGTACATAAGGGTAAATGAACTTGAGAGTCGTCCGACCGAGTGGAACGTAAACGGGCGACCTATTTACCGGAGACTTCCATCTACAAGCGAGAACTACCAAATCTTTTTCTACAATGTAGTTACCGAATCAAATGTAATCGGAAACACGTTTGTAGGTGAAAAGATTGAGGAAGTGGGATATGTTTACATACCCGCCGGAAACGGTTCCAGCGGCGTAGGGTCTCTCGAAGTTGTCCCCTCTGGAAACAAGGAAAATTTGTTGTTGAACTCGGGAGACATAGTGTGGAAATTCGGGAGCACCAAAGTGCTGCCCACAATTGTAAACCTTTCGGTTCTTGGTGTAGGAAGCGGGGCATACGATCTTGCCTACCAGCTTTCTTACGACGATTCACCCGTCCCTCTCTCTTACAGTGTGACGGACTTTTCTCTTGAGGGTCAACCCCTGACAATTACAAGTAGCACTGACGATATTATCGGTTGGCGCAAGGTAGCAAAAAATGCTTTCCTCGGGTCAAACGATTTGTCGTGGTCAAATGAGGATCTGTTTTTCCATAGCAATCTGCAACCTGCCGAAGCTTACATCGGTTGGGAAAGCGAACTTTCTCACACATATGAAAAAGTTACCTTAAGGTGCCCTGTCGGAACATCCTACTCTGGAGATGCCTCCTTATTTTATGTGGAGAACGGTAGCGAAACTCTGGCCCAGATAGTCTCAGTTCAGAAAGACTCCACGGGGCAGTACTTTGAGTTTGCCCCTTCAGTCCCTGCCCCAATCAACTCATGGGTTGTGAAGTTTTCGAGTCCCAAAGTCTCCATTCAAGCGATTACCGTTTCCGGAACTTTGACCCTCTTGACCTCTTTTGCCACACCGACTTTGCGTTCGGTGTTGGTAATGTATCCCGAGGGAACGGCGCCTCAGACAGTAAAAAACTCCGAAGGAGAGGACATCCCTGTTAACTACTGTTTTTTAGCAAAAGTGGATGTGGATGATTTCTCGACTATTATTGATATTGAGGATAGGAGAAGCATCATCAACAGGGATTACACACCTGTGGCCGATTGGTTGACCGTTCCTTTTGACGAAGACCTGATTGACATGTACGAGCAAGTTTCCGACTACTCCTCTTTGTGGATGTCTCCGGTAAAAGCGATGAAACAAGAGTATAAAACTTTGACGCAAGAACAAATTACACTGGAGGCATAAATGACACAAGTAAAAAGTTCTTTCAACCCCGAGCAGTTTGAGCTTCGTAACTCTACGAACCTTTACTTGACCCCCGACCAGGCCACGTCTGTATCCGAAGTTGAGCAACGGGTAGAAGGCCAACTGGACTTCCTTGCCCAGATGTTGGGATGGAATGGACCGAACTATTGGGGGCAACTTGTTTCCACTCCGGACCAGAAACGACAGTTGCTGTCTGGGACTTTCGGTGTATACAATTCTTATGTCGTTCCTCGCATTTACGAAATCCGTAGTTGGGACAATATTATTGTAATATACGACTCGGAAGAAATCGCATCAAACCGTGCTCTTCTTTCCGGGAAAGTCGTAGTAGGTCAAGACTTCTATTCGATTTTGTCTGCTGAACGCGAAGGGGATAAGATTGCACTGTCTATCGGTGAACTTACCGAAGATTTTCTGACTCAAATCGCAAACAATGTTCAGTTAAAAATTGACTTACCATCCGCGAGACCTGCTCCCTTTTATAGACCAGAGGTAGGCATTTCCGGGGACTACACCTTCCGGTGCATTGAGTCATCAGACAGTTTAGATCTGTCCCCAACCTACGACACTCAGGGCAAATTTCTTTTTAAGAATCCTGTCCTTTTTGCAGGTGCTTTCTATTATTTTGACAAGCCAGTTTATCTGAGCACCGATGAGTCGACCTTGGATCCGGCAGTTTTGCCTACATACGACCCAGAGAAAGAACTCTGGTATTTCCAAATTCCGCACAGTGGTGCCGCATCTTCTAGCATCACTGCTTTCTTGGTTCTTGCCAACTCAGGGGCAACTCAAGTTAGCAACTTGAAAAAAGAAACCCTAATCGTTGCTTGGACGGACCCAAGCGATTGGAAATCCACTTCTGTGATTGACGGATTTACCGGAACTTGGGGAAACAAAGGCGGTGCGTTACCTTTCCACCACGCTTTTGACGCTCTTTCAATCCACGGATTCAATGAGGAAGATTCTGTAGTTCTGGAACCAGTTGAGGCAGATCTTGACTTCGATCAAATACTAAATTTCATCTATTACACTAAAACAGTTATCGATACAGACGCACCGCCTAATCCTAACCCGGGAGACTTATGGTGGAATGACAACACCGGTCGTCTCTCCGTATGGTTTCCTGACGAAAACTGTGGAGGATGGGTTGAAATCGAATATATAGACCAACCTAGTCAATACGCACTACCTCAAGTTATTTTTGCTGATATGGCGGATTTTCGTGCCAATGCGGGAATCTACCCACAAAACACACCGATGCGAATCGATGATGTTACTGGACTTACAACCACAGACAATGTGATAGGGGTCCAAGGAACCTTGACATCGCCTTCCTGGCTATTCTTGCACCAGGAAATAGGGTCCGATTATTGGACCCCTGATGAGTTCAGTTTTGACAATGTATTTAATTTTCAAGCGGATGCGGCTTTATTGCCTTACACTGTCCCAGTCAACATTTATGACGCCACCGGTTTGAAACCCTCTGGTGAAAACTATCAGGTGAGTAACTTGGGAGTAACCGTGCCAGCAGATTATGACGTGCTCCTGAAAAAAGTCTATGAGAACGATAACTGGGAACTTGTCCCCGACTCGATTCTGAAATACATTGCTTACAGTTTCTTGTTTAACGGGCCTGAGGAAGGTCAGATGTGGTGGGACTATGCCCAACCAGTTGCGAATGCTCGGATGGCCGCGATTTATTACGAATCGGCATGGGTAGGCGTAAACTCCTACTTTCAAAGCGGTGCTCCAACACCAGTGTTAGACTTGGGAGTGGTTCTGTTCTACTGCAACGGTGTGCTGATGCAGGACGGTTTGTCTTACATAGACGAAGACCGTATTGTAACCTATTCATCTGACTCGACAACCGGTAAGTACAAAATTAATTACACTCCCAAGACCTTTAAAGGAAGCACCCAACTTCCTACAATTACAATATCCGATAACTTAACAACTACTTTCCGGGCAGACATAACCGAGTTGGTTTTCAGTGGCATTACCTACCGGATGGTGCCAAATATTCACAACTCTCAAACACCTTTACGCCTCTGGAAAGCACAAGACCTTCAAGTTTCTGATGATCTCTCAGACCTTTCAAGAGAAAACTTTGTAAACATTCTTCGTGCTGATTTGAACAACGGACCGGGGCCAGAGAACTGGGAGAAGTTTTTCGTAAGGATGCCTCTTGAGTACGGAAGAGACGGTCTGCATTGGAAAAAGGCCACACAAATCTGTAAAAACTTTACTTACTGGGGATCAGGAGTCGAACCAGAAAAGATGAACTGTCCTGACTCAGGCAGCAAACCGCAAATATACGAAGAGTTATTCTTATACGGCAAACCGGTTGGTGACTTCAGCTACGTCTATTCGGAACCTTATCTTTACTCCAACGTCGCTTACTTTGACCTTTCTGAGGAGGGTGAATTTCTGAACCCGGGAGTGTTCCCTGCTTCTGATGTTCAGTTTGACGATTTTAATGAAGCACAGTTCGTGGAATACGATCCTCTTCACAACCGACAGGCAGACGTTACCTCCCCGGTCAATCAAGGATACGGAAACTGGGTGGGGCAGTATGTAGACATAAATCCGTGCTTGACTACCTCTGGATTCTTTGAAACCGATTTGTTGAACGGTGCTATTTCCCCTACTAAGGCTCCGATTTGGGACGCTTCAATCTACAAGTTCGCCCCAACTTGTGAGTTCCAACCTGAATCTTTCAATGTAGATACCAATCACTACAAAGTCTCTTACAGTTATTTCGTTGCCGATGCTTCCGCAGCAGAAGACCCGTTCTTTGATATTTCTCAAGAAGCGGCATGGCGGTATCCGAAAGATCAAGAGAGAACACTGTACTCGACCAATCGCGGCGGGTAAAACCTAAAAAACCGTGTTAACCTATGGCACCCTCTCGCAGACGCTCTAACACCAATTTCGAATCGAAACAAACCGAAGAAACTCTGGAAGAAAAAGTAACAATCGAAGAGATTGTTGCCAAGGAACCTGAAGCGTCCCTTCCCCCGCTGGATCTTGTTATTGAGAGTATTACTCCTACTGAGTGCCCTGAGCCCCGTGTGGAGGAAAAGGAGAAAGTGGCACCGGCAGCAAAAACTGCAAGACCTACGTTGAAGGCACCACCAAAAAGACACCCTCGAAATGTTCCGAGATTCTCTGCTTATAAGTAAGTATGTCAAGGTCACTTCGTTATACACCACTGGTCCAGAACCTTGCAGCTATGCAAGCGGCGACAGAAGCGAACATGAAGTACGCCGGTCTACCCCATGGAACCTTGAGGGGCACAATCGTCGATGTAGAAGACCCCGAGGAACGAGGCAGAGTTCGCGTTATCTTTGATGATGTAAACCCGGATATCCCCCAAGTTTCAGGGGCAGGAGATTGGTCCAACGAAAGACTCGGAGAAAAACCCGATAAATCACATTGGATCGACATGTCTCCCGCTTTCAAAGGGAAGCAACCGGAGGGAATGCTCAACAAGCGGATAACCATTTCCGCTTCCAACGGTCAGTTTCAATATGCTGTCGGGCAAGATCAAGTTTTCGATCAGTATATGCTGGCAGAAAACAAGAAAGACGAACTCGAAATGCCCAATAACTCGTCAATGACGAGATTACCGTGTTACGAGAGCGGAAGTCTCCCTCCCGCTTCCAAGGAAAACATCGGTTGCATGGTTGTTGAGTGTGGCGGCCCGATGGAGTCGGACTGGCTTTGCGTCTGCCTACAACGCCAAGGGAGTTTCTACTGGGTCAGGCACATTGACCTGGCTCACGGACATGCCGGAGAAAACGACGGTAAACAAGGCAACGATACAGACGGTGAGGGGGAAGCACCGGTTGAAGAACAGAGCGTATGGGACTTTGTCTTCCCCACTACGGGTGGGGAGATGGAAAAGAAAACCAAGTTCAGCAAAGATCCACGCCCCAATCCTTTCGGGAGCGACGCAAAATGGTACGAACCTCCTAAATAAATTATGGCAACTCCTACTAGCTACGAACTGACTTATGATGACCCGTGCGATGTGGAAAGCGGGTGTGGAGAGGGACCGTGCCTAGGTAAAATAAAATTTATGCCTCGGCCACACAATTTCTGCGAAGATGTCGTCATTCAGAAAAACCTAACGGTCGCGGGTGTGACAACAACCACCGACTGCATTGTTACTTCTCCTAAGATAACCGTCGGAGGGCAAACATTTGTCCCTACGGTTATTCAAACAATGTCTGGTCCCCACTTGGTCCTTGCTGTTTACTAATGGCCATTCGTCGCCCTTCTCTTTACTCCGAAAATTGGTTGTACCAAGATTTTCTCTATTCTGAGGGGGAAGGAGTTCAGTACCGATACCTGCAAGTAAAGTGGGACGGCGAAGTCTACTCTCGTATCTCACAGAGTTTTGACTATAGCGACCCCCCTTTCTCTGGTAGCGAACAAAAGGGTGGGCATATTGTTGCTCAGATTGACTACACTGTGGCGTCGGGCATTGTGTCGATTACAAATTGGTCTGTAAACTGGAGAGACGAACTGCCGTTGAGATACGGCATCAATTACTTGGCAAACTGCCTGTACCCGCAAACAAGGTACTCCATCCAAGTTGTTCAGGATGAGGTTTACAACCAAGCGGGAGAGGCAATTCAAGCGCCCAATAGAGATCCTATCGCATTCTGGGTGTCAGAACATTTCGGACCTTTGAGCAACTCTCCTAACACCCCCCTCTGGCGTTGACCGGGTAAAACCAGTTAAAGTTCGGGCGTCGTGCTGTGGGTCTCCCCAAGATTAAAGAAATAACAGTCCCATCGCCTTCTTCGGTAATCTTGTGGTTTGACGGACCACTTGACCGCAACGTAGGAGTACCTGTATCATCATTCACCGTAAACTACGGGAACTACGGAGTTGTTACGGTAAACTACTCCTCCGACACGATGATCACACTGGAGTTGGACTCTTCGATAAACCCCTGGGACGAGATTTTTGTTTCTTATGAACCTCCTCTCGACCTAAAACAGTGTTTACGGGGACCACTGCCGCCCACAGCAAATGACGTTGTAGTCAAGAGAAATGCTGTTCGTGCTTTCTACCGGGTCCCTGGAAGAAATCAGCTATCACCCAACGAGAAAACAGACGGTACGCAGAACAACTCAAACCTCGGGTCAACGATTGGCGGACAAGGTTTCCCCTACCAAAATCGCAACTCCGACCCCAGATCGGCTAGCCCCGATGATTTCATTGTCGCCTACGGCCTGAAAGAAGCGATTCAACTCACAAACATCGAGGATGCTTCTTCTAGCACAGTGAACGTGGCCAAGCTGCGGATGGCGATCGAGGATGCTAACTCTCTGATTGATTCCTACATTGAGCAATCTGGTAAAGCTGGAATGGTTCTCATTACGAGCAACCGTCGTCGCACAGCTCTGATCATTGCCCGCTATTATCTGGATTCAGTCCGTCGTCGGGAAGATGTAAAGTCCGACTACGAAACGGCATTGAAGCAGCTTCAAGCCGAAATGCAAATGACGGCAATCCGCGCTGGTGCTGGTGACTCCGCCATTGACACGCCTGCCGGAATCATGAGGTCTTGGCGTATACCCCAACGCTACAACGCTGTCAGCGGAAAAGGTCTGTCAGGTTGGACCACAGACTATGCTGGAGACCAAGGTCCTGATTTCAGGGTTGGTTGGGGGTCTATTGGTCAGAATGACAACGAAAGTAACTGGATTACCTCCGCAAACATGGATGAACTGACCGGTGGCACCCCTCAAATCTGGGAACCCACTGATTCTGGCGGTTGGTCTGTAGATGGCAGTTGGTCTTGGGGACCCTGAAAAAGGGGTAAAACCCTAATGATTAACGCCTTATAAAAATGGCTACGTCTTTCCCGCCGAATCCATCTGTGGGACAACTATATACCAGCAATGGTAGGACTTGGAAGTGGACAGGAACCCAATGGACTGCTCAGGCAGTTTCCACACCAACCTCTGCACCGGTGTATGTAAGTGTCTCGCCACCTCCCAACCCTATTCAAGGGTCTCTCTGGTACGATAGTAATAATAACTATCTCAATATTTGGTACAAAGATTTAAACGGGGGTCAGTGGATTTCGGTCACCCCCTTCCCTCAAGACACTATAGACCAAAATGGCGGTGTGTTTGAAGGAGCGATTTACGCTCAGTACGAGATTCCAAATAATCCCGCTGCTTTCGTAACAGTTAGCTGGGTTAACGACACGTTGACCGCTTACCTGGCAGACGAAGGGTACATGAAAGGGGGAGACGGAGTTACCGTAGGCCCAACTGGCGAGATTGTTTCAATTGACTCCGGCATTATAGTGTAATACCATGGCAGCTTCTCTTCAAAATCTTCGCGCCTTGGTCAACGGCGTCGAACCCATTTCTCTTCTTCCAGGCCAGCTTTGTTTCAACCTGGCAGACAAAGTAATGTACGTCGGAGACGGATCCGACACTAAAACCGCTTACGACGGCACCCAAACTCCTGGCGCTGCTGGTGGTGGTTGGTATTCTTTGCCTCTGGATTTCGATACAGTCGGGCAATATTTTATCCCGAACCCGATTTATTACGGGGATTCCCCCGCTGACTTGCAAGTCCTGACTTGGAGCACCGAAGCAAATCACGCCATTTGGTCTTCTGCCGGAGGTACAGGGACACCGGTCCGTGTTTATGCAACAACAAATGCTGCCGTAGACGCTGCCCCTGGCGCAACGGTTAGCGAAAAAATTTCTGCCGCGATCGTAGTTTCCTTCCCAGGTGTTGGAGACTCGGTTGCTGTTGCGGGCAGTTTTGGAGAAACTTACGAAGGTTTCTACGTCTGGACAGGGACAGAGTGGATCAGAGGGGCAGTTTACGCCGACCCCCCGAACGCAGACTACGCCACCATAGGTGTTTCCCAACTGGCCGACGCAGCAGCAACACTTGCAGGCACCTCAAGCTCTACTTCGGTCACTCCGGAGTCTTTGCAGAGCAAACTAACTGACGACGCAAAAGTTGCAAACAGTAATCTAATCGCTTCCGCGACTGCGGTCAAAGAAGCATATGACCGAGGCGAAGAGGCTTTGCTGCTTGCTGAAGGCGGCGGTGCAATCTCTGAAGGCACCATCTATGTGTCCCCTCTGGGTGATGATACCACTGGTCAACGCGGAACTCGTCAAGCCTTTGCCACATTAACCGCTGCACTTGCCGCCGCTTCACAAGGTGATACCATCTTCATGGCCCCTGGTAACTTCACGGAAAATGTGACTTTGACCAAGGGTGTGAATTTGATTGGTGCATTTAATGACCAAAACACACAGGCGGGAACAACCATCACTGGGAACTTTGTCTTAGACTTAACCGCAACTACTACTTCAAACACATCAATCACAAACATTCGGTTTGCTACCGTAAACTCCAACCCCGCATTCCGAGTTGCCAATCACTCGTTTGCTAGTGGAGGAATCACAGTTATTGCCGACTGTTTCTTCGCTCAGAACAACTCTCTGATCAGTGTTTTTTGTTTTGATACAGATCCTGTTCAATGGACTCGTTCTCTGTATTTGCGTCGCCCCGATTTTGACGGCAATATTAGACACCAGGCTGGAGATGCAGTTGGCCAAAAGGGTTACATGGTTCTCGACCGTGTCGAGGGGACTGGATCCTCTACCCGGTATTACGAGATCTTGGGTGGAACTGTTGAGTTCCGCGACCCTTCTAACGCTATTTCCCCTGTCCACCAGTTAGGAGGAATCATACTATTTAACGGTCTAGTTAACGGTATTTCCCAGTCGGATGACATAACCAAGCCCGTATTTGGCGAAAAAGTAGGAGTTTCTTACCAAGGAACCAGCAGCGGTTCGATTACGGCGGTACTATTTAACGGTAGCAACACCGTTGAAGGTAATATCGAGATCGGGGCCGGTGTAATCTACGGTTGGAATACGCTGTCGGTTAATTCTTCTTTTCTTTCAGTTGACCCTGGTGCCATAAACTACCTGGACGGGTCAACAGATAACTACTTGAATCTGACAGAAGGTCGTCCCCAATCGTATCTTCTGAGGCAAGTCGACACAGCACCAGTTGAAAAACAGCGAGGGGCCATTATTGATGACGAGGGAACCCTTCACGCGGTAACCTCCTCACTTATCTTTGTTACTGCTCCAACAGTCTCAACTGACCCAGGCATTTCTGGACAGGTTGCCATGGATGCAAGCTATTTCTATATTCATAACGGCACTATTTGGACTAGAATAGCTCTAAAATCCTGGTAACTTGTTTCAATATTCAGGGTAAACTTACTTATCAACCTACTAAAGTCCGATTTGATTTGACTTATCGTGTTTAACTTTCTCTACAAGGCAATAGACCAAGTCGCCGAAGAAAAAGGTCTAGAGACTGGTCAAAGTAATCACGTTTTCTCCGGGGATTACGCCGACAACTTAGGGTCTATAGTAACACTAACCGAAGGAAACGACTATGGAGTTGTCAAAGTTGAGGGAGGAGAATTAATTCTCGACATGGACGACTTCAGACCGGATCTTGGAACTTTCTGAGTTCAATAACTGTTTTTTCTAAAGACTATGTCACAATCTCTTCAGTTTCTACGCAGTACTGGAGTTGGCTCACGCCCAACTTCGTTGCTTGCAGGTCAAGTTGCTATCAACCTTACTGATAAACTTCTGTTTATTGGTACTGGCGGCAATGACATTGTAGACCAGAACGGTGGTACTACTTCAGGTGTTGTTGGTGGGGGTTTCTTCATCAGTGACCTCGACATTGTCACTGCTACTACTTCTGCTAACGCTTATACCGACACTGCGATCGCCAGTCTGGTCGACAGTGCCCCTGGTCTTCTCGACACTCTGAACGAGTTGGCCGCTGCTCTTGGCGATGACCCTAACTTTGCCACCACTATTGCCAATAGTGTAAGCACAGTTCAAACCAACCTTGACGCTGAGATCGTACGGGCAACCGCCGCTGAGACTCAGAACTCTTCCGACATTACTGCTGAGACGGCTCGCGCTCAGGCCGCCGAGGGTGTCAACGCTTCAGCTATTTCTGCTGAAACAAGCCGTGCCCAAGCAGCTGAGGCTGTAAACGCTGCTGCTATCTCCGCAGAGACAACTCGTGCGACAGCCGCCGAAGCTCAAAACGCTTCAGACATTACTGCAGAAGAGACCCGTGCTCTCGCTGCTGAAGGTGTCAACGCTGCTGCCATTAGCGCCAATGCCACCGCGATCTCCGCAGAGACAACTCGTGCGACGGCCGCAGAAGCTCAAAACGCCTCCGACATCTCTGCTGAAGAGACTCGTGCCCTGGCTGCAGAAGGCGTTAACGCTACCGCAATCGCAGCTGAGGAAACTCGTGCCCTCGCCGCTGAAGCAGCCCTGTCTGCCAGCATCTCTTCTAACGGCACTGCCGTATCTGCAGAAGAGGCACGTGCACTCGCTGCAGAAGCCGCGTTGGACACTCGCATCGACTCTCTCGAGGCTGATGTTGATACCGAGATCGTTGTAGCCTACGACAGCGACACCGCCATCTTCAACAACGCCTACGGAAGCGTCGCTCCTATTGAGGACTCCCACTACCGCGAAGGTTGGGCCTACATCAATAGCGGTGACGCCATCGAGTGGGAAATTTTCGACGGAACCGGTGCTGGCACGGTCGCAGACAGCGTTGCCTATGCAGTTGTAACTTTCGACTCTGTTACAAGCCTGCCCCACTTCACCATCGAAACCGTGGCTCAAAACGACGGTAACGACTACAACGCCGGTAGTGGCGCTCGTAGCCGGTTCTCCTACGAAGTTCCCGCCGGATCTTATACGCCCGGTAAGAAGTATCTCTTGGTGTTCCGGGGAACCAGTGCGTCTACGGCTGAGCCCGCAATTCACCCAGAGCTCGATCGTATCGTGCTGCAGTACAGCTCCTACGCCAACGCCGGTCCTAGTAACACTGCCGAAACTGTGAAGCAATTCCGTCTTTCAACTAAGTCAAGTTACAGCAGTGGCGCTGTTGATTTCGTTCTTGATTCGTTCGGTCACTACAACGCATCTGGCGTTGACAAAGAGACGAAAACTCGTTTCCGTAAAGTTAGCGTAGTTACATACGAAGCTGGCTTCGAGCAAGGCACATTCTGATCCTTGGTGTTTATGCCCCCACCTAGGGGGCTTTTTTATGCTATCGTCCAAGTAAACAATGAGCACACCTGTATTACGACTAAAGCGCTCAAGCGCGGAACACAAACGCCCCAACGGTAGCGATGTAGTAGAAGGGGAAGTTACCCTAAACTACCATCCCTCTACTTGCGGGTTTTTCATAAAAGACAACAACGGAGATATTGTAAAGATCGGACCTGTGGAAATTTCGACCTCTGCACCAAACTCGTCTCCCGCAGGAAGTAGCGGTAACTGTGAAGGTGAGTTATGGTACAATCCTGTGGCGGAAGAACTAAAAATTTATTATAACGGGTCCTGGACGGTGATTGCTGAGCCACCTCCGACCGGATTTACTGGGTCCGTAACTGTAGATGGATCAACATTTACCATCTCAAATGGCATCATTACGAATGTAGCCTAACCGGGTAAAAACAGGGATAAGCCTGGGCTCTAATTCCGGTAGAGAGAATGAGTTTTAATCTTCAAAATCTGAGAACCCCGTTCAGCGGTCAAACCCCGGAAGGGCTTCTTCCTGGTCAGCTGTGCTTCAACCTACCAGATAAAGTTGTATTTGTTGGGGATGGTACCAGTACTAAGAAAGATCTTGACGGATCTCAAACTCTTGGTCTTCCTGGAAAAGGGTGGTTCTCTACCAGTTTAGATCCTCAATATTTTCTCCTAAACCCTGAGAAATACAGTCCGGCACCAGTCGATAATCAGATCCTTGCATATTCTGCTGCACTTGGTAAACCTGTATGGAAAGATCCGGCAGAGAATGACCGCCCCACAAAAGGAGGTCTGAGAGTTTTCACTAGCAACGCGACTGCCTCTGCCACAACCGACGGTGGAAACATCACAGATGTGACCGACGAGGCAATCAGTAAGGACGGATCTACCTTCACCTTCCAGGGTACTGCCGCAAACCATTGTATTTATTTAGGCACGACATCTCTGGATGACGGTGGTACTCCGCTCCTGCACACGGGATTGGATATTCTTATTTCCTCTGGAGACTTGGTTGGCATATACGCCGTTGAGATCTGGAATGGTTCCTCTTGGACGCCAATCGGGGTTCAGGCTGTGTCTGATGCCGAAGGATACTCCTATGCCAACAACTTGTTCTGGCGTGGTAACAGCGAGGAAAAAATCTTCTACGGAATCCGTCCAAACAGCGGGTGGGTCCTGAAAACCATCAACTCTGTCACTTCGTATTGGGCTCGCATCCGGGTCATTACACCCCCGTCAGTAGTTCCAACCTTCGAGACGGTTTGGTTGATACCGCAAGCCTCCACAAGCATCAGTTCCGAAGGTGTTCTCTCCAAGCTCGGTTTCAGCCAGTACGGTGTAGTCAACAGCCAAGGTTCCAACATCTTCACAGAACTGGGCACCCTGGTTAATTACTCCTTCACAATGGGTGACGGGACCGGAAACAGCTATACTCACTCGATCGAAAACGTACAGATCGGATCAGCAGGCGAGGGTCTCTACTGGCAAACTGCTTTGACCCCTGGCATATGTACGGCTCTGCCAATCTTCATCGACATTGGGTACTCTCTGAGCAACAACCCTGCCACCACGGCACCCGTATTCAACCTTTATCTCACCCCGATCGAAAACTCTGGCACTCTGATTGCCGACAACACCGGAGGCAAACTCCCCGTACAACGTCCAGAAAGCTTGACGGTTCCTTTCTCTGGAGCCGGAGCAACAAACCCGATTCTCGATGCCCGGTCACTGCCCTACGTCCAGGAGGGTAAACTCCACCGAGTGCGGTTTGGACCGTTCGACCTGTCCGACTACTACGAAGGGGATGCTCTGGCACTTTTCCTGGAGTGCGTATCGAACGGAACACCAACCTCACCCACAAACGTCTGGGGAGTTGCTGTTATCGGATACCGTTGGACCGACGGCATTCGGGGTTACTAACGCCGGGTAAAACCACTTATCTACGGAAAGCAACTTGGAACTACACAGCGTTGCGAGAATCGAACAGTATATGGTGGACGCGCTCATTGCCAGTCCACTGATTCCGCTTGGCGTGAATATTTTGCGTTTAGCAGATGTAGTCGACAAAGAGGGTATCGTCAGTCAGACGAACAACATTGTTGTTCGATACACTGGAGCCAATAACACCGTTAAAAACCGTATTCCGATGGTGTTCGAGCGAGAACTCAGGTTCGAGTGCAACTTTTCCTGCCAAAACTATTTAACATCTTCCGGACACGATTTCGCCACTCAACTGCTTGCAGGCACTTTCCAAACCTTAAATGGGGGAGTTCCCGGTGGTGCTGGCGTTCAAGTCATTGAACCTTTTTCCTGTTCTAGCGAGGATTTTACCGGGTTGAGTCCCGAATCTCAATATACCTACACTCAAGTATATCAACTTACAATCGAAGAAACTCTGCCTTACGTCGCTCTAGATCCTTGCGTTCAAAGAGGAGACTGCCGCCGTATCCTTCCTGCTCTCGGAGTTGAGGCAAAGTTGCCTCTGGGTGGTATTCTTGATCAGTCGACCGGCGATATATACGTTCCCTCCTACCCCTGCGATGGAACCCCTGACGAAGACTTTGATGCGTGCTACGGTATCCAGTGGTCAAATGAGTTGACGCAAAGTGGTGATTGGGTATTTATTTGCGACAATTCTTGCGTATTTATCGAAGACCCTCTCGGACAACCCATTTACCTTCTCTCTACAAACTCTTATACCGAAGACGGTCGCCTCGTAGTTACCATATTTGACGCTACAACTGACGAACCGATTCGTGAAGTTTTCTACTGCAACACTGGTAAGAAACTCGCTCGTTACGCTGTGGAACTCTGGAACGACATAATCACAAAAGACGGAAAACCTTCTTCGCAGGCAGTCTTCGACACTATCATTCCTACTTCCCTTAATGTGGGTGAGTTTGCTGTGGTTACCGGCGGATACCAGTTTATGTATGTTGACCCCTTGAACCCTGAAGCACCTCAGTTAACCTTAGACGGCGGAAGTTTAATCGGTATTCAAACAGATACATTTATTCAGACTGCGAAAGGAAGATTTTATTATGTTGGCAAGTCTCCTCAAGGCGTCGGATGGCTCCTTGACGGAACCTTCGAGCTGGCAGCAATCAACTCCCTTTGGAAACTTGGTTGCACTCCTTGCTCACACGGTAACAATGTTCCCCCGCAGCCTTGCTGATGCAAAGTTCACAACAACTTTGGCAAAGTTACCACGCTGCTACCCAAGCAGGTAAAATTGATTTAGCTAAGCGCATTCTGCGCTCTCTACAAAACTACAAAGGAAACCCACCCCCAGCACCAGGTGGGTGCGCAAAATGTAAACGGAGGATTCGATGATGCCCGACTCTAATGCCAAAGACCAAGTCGTAAAACAAAAAGAAACACTAGCTCAAGAAGCTCTTCTTGTGGCAAACGAAGCGATTGGATTGCTTCAAGACCAAATGTCCGAGTGCTCCACGAGAGATCTCGTTCAGATTTTCTCTGCCTCTGTGAAAGCACACCGAGAGATTACAGAAGACATTGTTCTTTTGACCGCCAAGGAAGAACCTTCGGAACAACTCTTGGCTCGCGAGTACGATGGAAAGGTCGAGGAGCTTCTGAAGCGTATCTCAAACTTCTAAAATGCGACCGATTATTACAAAAGCCAGCATGCTTGATGAGCACAGCAGCTGGCGAAAATACATTCGAGGGATTCAAGAGCTTATCCTGTTGGAAGCACCTGCTTCCGTGATCGAAGAGTACAAGTACGGTGCTGCAAGAAGTTGCTTTCTGGCATTTGCCGACATTATGAAACAAGGTGACCTCAAGGTTGTTGCCTTTCATGAGATCATTGGGTCTGCTTTTGAAGACCTCGCCAACAGAAGATACCAGAGAGCGATCGTTTCTTGCCCTCCTCGTTCCGGCAAGTCGATGATGGCGTCAATGTTTGTCGCCTGGTTGCTTGGTCGTGATCAAATGACTCAGCATATCATTGCCTCTTACGGTCAGCAACTTTCCGGAAAGTTTTTCAGGGATGCTGTGGGTTACTTGAAGCACCCGGAGTTTAGAAAGATTTTTCCAGATTGGAAGGGATTCTCTCCCGACTCTAAATATGACATGCTTGGGGGAGGGTACATTCTTCCAACCTCTGTGGGTGGTGTGTTGACTGGTTTTACGGCGGGTACAACAAACATCACGAGTCCTGGTGTGGGTGCCATGATCGTTGACGATCCATTGAAAGACTCGACATCAACCGCTGCTCTTGAGGCACTCGAGTCTTGGTGGGGCGAACAAGCATCTACCCGACGCACTAACAACTGGTGCCAGATGGTGATTGCCACCCGATTCCACAGTCATGATCTGCACGGCGTATTGATAGAAACAGACGGGGTTTATGATGAAAAGGAAAACCCCACCGGTTGGCGTTGGATCAACATCGCAGGTTTAGTAGAAACCTCCGAACAAAAAGAACAAGATCCCCTGGAACGAGATATCGGTGAAAGTCACTGGCCAAGCAACACGGCCTTCACGGTTGATATGCTCATGGCCCAGAAGAAAACCATGGGGTCGCTTGCATTTTCTGCCCTGTACCAGGGAAACCCGGTTGCCGCAGAGGGTCAAATCATCAAAGATCACTGGATCTGCCGAATGGAAAAAGACCAGTGCCCTGACTCTGATTTCACCTGGATGGCAGTCGATTGTGCTTTCTCCGAGAGGGAAATGGCAGACGAGACCGCAATCTGTGTGGCTTCGATTTCTCACCGCAACCCCGGAATAGTTTATATTCAAGATATGATTACCGGTCGTTTTGGTTTTCCGGAGTTGATTGCAAACGTTAAACAGTTATACTCTCACTACAACGCTAGACTCCTTTGTATTGAAAAGGCGGCTTCCGGCCAGTCTCTGATTCAAATGTTGAAGAAAGAGGCGAAGATTCCTATCGAGGAAATGAAACCTTTGAAGTCAAAGACCGTAAGACTTCAAGCGGTGGCGCCTTTGATGGAGTTTGCCCGAGTGCAAATGGTTGAGGGTGAGTGGATTGATCCTTTCTTAAAAGAACTGATGGCGTTTCCGTTCGTCAAACACGACGACAGAACAGACGCTTTTGCTTGGGCTTTGACCTATTACTCTCTGAAAATAGATAAAACCGACCAATCTCTAACCGAGGCCATTGCTCAAAACAAACGTTTTCACGGACCTCCGACTCGAACAGGTTTTGAAAATAAACACGTTTTTCCCAACATATCGAGCAACCGAATGCGTTTATTTCCAGCAGATCATGCCTATAATGATCCAGATGGTGCTCCAGGTTTAGACAATACTGAGGAAGGAAGACCTTTTTTCGCTAGGGGTATTCGTACCGGGACTCGGGACATAGGGTACGATTTTGATTTAGACCTTTAACTTGTGATTTGCAACCACTTTAAAAGTTGCTATTGTTGTTAACAAAATGTTATGGCAAACTCTCCAGTTGACCGCAACGAGTCTCTGATGCAAAAGGACTTTGGGACAAGGGTTCTAGTCACAGATCCTGCTTCCGATAAATATCTGGAGCAATCTGCACGACAGAAAAAAGAAAAAGAACGTCTTTGGCGTGACAACCAAGAATGATCACATCGAACAGTTGATTGATAAAGACGCCTGGTGGACAATGTAACACAGGGTAAGAACAAAAAGTTGAGTTAGACCTCCAATGACTCATCCTTTTATTGACGGAGGTGATTTGCATGTAAAGCTTACCGGACACGAAGCGTATGACTTACCCATTGTTGTCAATTTATTTAACATGCTCACCTCAAAAGAGAAGCGCAAGCACCGTCGCGCTGAAGCTACCCAAATGCTAGAACACTCCTACCGCAAAGGTATGGACATTCTTCCGTTTTATCCCAAGACTGACAATCAGGAGTTCCTTTGGACCTCTTTGAATAAAAATACTGTCACCATCGCTATTGGGCCGTCCGGAGTTGGAAAAACTCTCGTCGCTCTATGGTGGGGTCTAACTGAGGTTGCTAAAGGAAATTTAGAAAAGATCTATTACGTTCGCAGCGATGTGGGATGCTCCTATCAACGCGGAAGGGGAGCTCTTCCCGGAACGATGGAAGAAAAGATGGCCCCTCTCGTGGGCCCAGTCCACGACAATTTGGTTGTTATGACCAAGAGTCAGGGAGCTGCCAAGTATTTACTTGAGAAGAAGGTTGTAGATCCTTTGATGCTTGAGGACATCAGGGGCCGTTCCTTTAACGAGTGCTTAATTATTTTCGATGAAGCACAAAACTCTCTGCCGGAAAATGTAAAAACCGTAATAAGCAGGGTGGGGCAGAACTCCAAAGTCATTGTTACCGGAGACACTCGACAAATTGATCTTGAGGTCTTCAAGTCTGACAACGGTCTGTTAGATTGTTACCATCGCCTGTCTAATGTCCCGAGTGTCGGGCGAGTTCGATTTGATAGATCTGACATTGTGCGCAACGGGGTTATTGCAAATATCCTGGAAGCTTACGAGGAATGATACCAAAGAACCCCAGTCTGGTTGTGGTGGACAAACGACCCTACCGAAAAATTGCACAACTTAATTGGGGGTTAACTTCAGATCAAATGAGGGGGATGCACGTGCACCATCGCATCTCCATATCTCAGTGAGGAAGCAACGATCCTTGTAACCTATATGTGTGCTCGCCCTCTTTTCCTAGGTGGGTCTGGCACAAGGGTGAAGAGTGGATTGAATGGGCTTTAAGAGCGCCAAAGAAATAAAGTAAATGCCAAAAAATCTCACGATTTACATAGAGGGACAGAAGAATATTCAGATCGCCAACGGGTAAAATCGCTAAGATCCCATATATCGAAGAGAAAAAACTGGACTGAGGAAACTTACGACATGGTTTGGAAATCTCACTTAAAGAGTGTAAGAAATGGATACCTGATTGCCAGGGGGTTGGAGTCAACCAGTTGGAGACGTTACTCTAATATGCTGAAGTATGCTTCTCTGGGATTTCTTTTGACCAATTGTTAGATACAGACGCTTACTTAAAAGAAATAGAAAGGATCGATAAATCCCCCATATCTCACCTAATATCACAATACTAAGACGAATGACTAAAAGCGCCTCCACTTTAGATTTTGCATCCGCAGGCGGAGGCGCACCAACTGCTGCGGAAATACAGTCAGCCAAGGCAAAAGCTATAGGCGGTGGTCCAAAAAAGTGCACTAAAGGCAAGAGTTGTTCAGCCACTTGTATCGCAGCGAACGAAGATTGCCTTGTAGAGTTCCCTGAACCTGTTCAAGCGGAGATCCGCAAAATGGTGGGGTTCATTATGAAGAAAGGGAATATCGAACCAGGGTCTGAACGCGACGTTGAACTCGGTAAATCTGCCACCCTCCTGGGGCAACAACTTACAGGGGAATCGGCTTCCGGTAAAGATAAGATTTTTACAACAACAAAACCTGGGCAATCTCGGCTACTTACTGCTCTCGAAATTGAAGACCTGAAGAATAATAAAGACAGACTAGGCGATGCAGAGTTTCAGCAAAAGGCTATGCAAGCTTGGCAAAAAGACGTCAACTCTAGAGGTGTCAAACTTGGCGAGAAAGATGTGGCGTTAATGTATGAATCTCTTCCGCAGTCTGCAAAGAATCAACTTAACAACAGCGGTAACCCCGGCAAAGGTAAGTGGTATGGTAAAGATAAAGAAGGTAATGAGGTTACTGATGCCAACAACGGATCGAAAACAAGAGGCATCAAAGTTCTTCAAATGTACCTTCAGCAAGGGGGAACCGATGCTTACGGGAAGTCTAGCCGTGTATTCTCCCCGGCTGACTTTGATGTGGAGCATGTAAGACCGGCTAGCAAGGGGGGTTTAGACCACCCCTCAAACTGGGTGCTTGCTCGCTCAGGAGCCCAAAGACAAAGAGCAGATACGGAACTCAAAAAGTGGATTGATAGTTTACCTAATCCTCGTAATCAGTCGGAAATGAAAGCATATTATAGCGCGGCAGCTAAAAAGGCCAAAGGAAAAAGTGCCCTCAAAGCCACGTTGGCCTCTATGGACGCGAAGACAATGAAAGACACTGATCTTATAAAGATATCTCCCAGTAACATGAAATACTTGTTTAACCGAGATAGCTTCTTTGTGTCTGGGTTATACGGGTTGAAAACGGGAGGGAGACTTACCAATACTCAACCGGCTGTTTTCGGAAGAGCTTACGGGTTGGCTAGAAAGCACCTTAGTGACGAGCAAGTTGCTAAAATACGTTCAGAAGTTAAACAGGTATGGAACAAAAATTGGATGGAGGGCGGAGGAAGCACGAAGAACATGGTTAGAGACTATATTAAAATCTACAAAAACGCTCTTCCTAAAGAATCTTTTGCCTTACTTCGTCCAGATATTGAAAAGTGGGGATCCAAAATACTAGCGGATTTCCCTCAGACCTCTCCAAAGGCAATGGCCAAACAGTGATTTCCCAAGTATCATGAATCCTTCTAAACTTATAGAATCCCATAAACTCCCTTGCGGGCCAATGTCAGTCTCTATTGACGGGGTTTGCCGGAGAAGATTGAGAGATAGTTTTGACTCTCTCCTCGATAAACTCACGCAAGAGATCCATCCTGCAGGAGTAGACGAAGAAATCTTAGAGCTAGAGGAGCGTGTGGAGTTCCCGGAAGAACCTGAAAAAGAGGAGACAGATGAGGAGAAGAAAAAACGTTTGATCACGGAAGGAAAAATGAAAGCAGAGGTCAAACACGAGGTTGAAAAACACAAGAACAAACTGACAGGGAACAGCAAACTGTTGCACGACCGCACGGGTAAAATCAAGAAAACCTTTTAACCATGGGTAAACCTACTTCACGTATTGGTGGCGACTTTAATCAAGAGGCTGTGGATGCCTTCAGAGTTGCCTATATTCACGAACTTTCTTCCCCGTCGGAAGACGGCATTGCCAATAACTCGGGGCTGCCTACAAACACGATTTCCAACACTTCGCCTTGGATTGAGCATACTGGACTTTGGAAATACCCTAGCGGTAGAGGACCAGACCAAGACCTGAAATCTGCATTCGACCCTAACGCCTACCTTTCCGGTGAAATGGTTGACGGGGAAGAAGTAGAGGAGACCGAGTTGGGTGAAGAAGAAACCGAAACCATCATTAATGAACTTCTCCATGAAGTCGGGGAGCAGACGAAAGAAGAGGAATAAGAAAACACAGAAGGGGTAAAGTTTACTATACGCTCTTCTATATGTACGGCTCATCCTTCGACTTCAGTGGCGTTTTGCTTCCGGGTGCCGGAGGTGCTATTAACGCTAGCAACGCTATCAGTGCTGAGCAACTACAGAAAGAAAACAAAACCGGCAAAAAATGGCGTCCCGACAAAGACGGGATGTTGAGCAACCATAATGAGAACATTCTCAAAATGAATGCTGAACATCGCGAAAAGCGTAGCAGTCTCGTTAATCGGGATTGTAACGAAAACGCGGACGGCAAAGTTGCGATGAAAGAAATTTTCGATCGCAAAAAGTCACGGATGTCTTCTTTTCGAGAAGCTAAGAAAAACGAATACGGTTTTTCAGAAGGTGACTCTCAAGACACCGAACTCCTCAGCATGCCTCTTCCTTCATTCAAGGAATGTGTCTGTGGCACTTGTCCCACATGCCTAGATAAAAAACGTAAAACCTCTGAGTTCCGCGAGTGGAGCACAGAGAAACGCAAAGCTCTCAAAGCAGGCAAAGTCAAAGGTGAGTTTGCTGGGCCAGGTATGAGTTTTCCTATTGCCGGTTCAGTCGACGTAGCCGCTGCTTGGGCTTCAGTAGGCCGAGCACCCAACCCACGGGGAACAATGAAGCGTATTATCGCCATTGCTAAAAAGCATGGTTGGGAGTCGGGTCTTCCCGAATCAGTCAAGAAACGTCTGGCAAATGGAGAATCTGGATTGCCTACGGAGTAACATGATCGGGATTGAAATTATCTTGGGAGTCCTAGGGAGCGGTATAACTATCGCATCTTCCCTGGGATGGGTTCTTGACAGGAACGGAAAAAGGATCGACTCTCGTTTTGCGAGCGTTGAGAGAAAATTTGACACTGTGATAGAAATAGTCACAGAAATGAGGGCTCAACTGCCCCTTCAATACACTCTTCGTGAGGACCACCTTCGTCTCACTGAGCGTGTTGAAAATCTACAAACAGAGGTTGCTGTTTGGCGACACAAGGATGACTGAAATGGATTTTGAAAACTTTGATTGGGAACGGCTCGAATCTCTAGGATTCACCGAAAAGGCAACCGGTGAGTTGAAGTCCGCGTGCTGGAAAGGGTACACTGCCGTAGGCATGAAAACAAAAAACGGTAAAAAAGTGCCCAACTGCGTCCCTGTCAAGAAAGATGCAGAGCATTCTGAAGGCGATATTGCTGCCGCCAAAATGACCGCAAGTTATCTTCCAAAAGAAGGTGTAGACTTTTTCGAAGGTTTCGACTCCGGGGAAGCTAACTGCGCTATGGCCATAAACCAACTTCGCGTGATGAGAGAAAAAATCGACATCATGCTTGGTATGCTCATGCCTGACGATAACTTGGAACCTTGGTGCGCTTCTAAACTCACAATGAGTTCACAAAATCTTGCTTCGGTTGCAGATTTCCTACGTTTTGGAGTAGAAACATGATGTTTGGTTCCTTCCCCGACGAGTTGTTAGAGCAGTTCAAACAAGATTACGCAGAGCGTCTCGATAAAAGCAAGATGCCGTGTAATAAGCCTCGCCGCACACCGGATCATCCGAATAAAAAATCGATCGTGAAAGCTTGCGAAAACGGTAAGGAGAGAATTGTGCGATTTGGTGACCAGCACATGAGGATCCGAAAGAATGAACCTGGACGCCGTAAAAACTTTCGGGCTCGCCACAGCTGCGATGAGAAGAAAAGCAAGTTGTCTGCGGGCTATTGGAGTTGTAAGGCTTGGTAGTTTACACCTGCCACTGTTTTTTATATTAAACTCAGAGGTGTAAAATGAAACACAACCACCGAATCATCCCTGGCCACATGGGAGGAGAGTATGTTGAAGGGAATGTAATCTCGGTTAAGGTTACCAGTTGCGATAAACAAACTGCTAACCACGTCATGTGGCATTATGCCAACTGGCAACTCTGGGGGAAGAAAGAGGATGAGATTGCATGGAGGGCATTGGCAGGTTTTCTTGACCAAGAAGAGATAATAAGAGAATCCTTCCGCCTAGGGGGGCTCTATGCCGGCAAACTACCCTATTGGACCAATGGTTTTGACGAAGTGAGGTCCAACGATTGTCCCGGGGAAGGGTGGACGAGGGGTAGATCGGATACCGTAAAAGAAAAGATAAAGAGCTACAGAACCGGGAGAAAAGACTCCGAACAGACTAAGCAAAACAAGGCTAAGGCGGCTAAAGGTAGACCTAAGTCAGAATCCCATAAAAACAGTATGAGAAAGTCCGCTAAGCGCGGAAAGGATCACCCTAACTTTGGAAGAACTGGATCACTTTCTCCGACATATGGCACAAAACGGACTGAAGAACAGTTGCTAAGGGTATCTGGATCAAACAACCATCAGTACGGAAAACCAAACTCAGAGGAACAGAAAGAAAAAATAAGAGAGAAGATGAAAAGAAAAAAGCACTGGGTGAACGATAAAAATGAGCACAGATTTCAAGAAGACTCCCCCGGGGAAGGATGGATAAATGGTAGAAAGTGGGTTGAAGGGTAAAACCAGTTTATAATGTCTCTGTCCGGCAATGAGGAAAGACTCTATCTCAAACGATGCGTTAGAAAAAGCAATGCTGATCTACGCGGAAAGAGGGTATCAGATTGTTGACTACGACTTCTCGCACCCACCCACCGATTACAAGAGGGGCACAGTCGAGGAGCCAGAGGCCACCAGCAAGCTGCGCGACTC